CTTGTTCACGGGCATGCGCTCTTCCCAGTTGATGTAAGTCCCGGCGACGTGACATTCAGCCATCGTCTCATGCGCCGACAGGACGTGCGACGTGATCTGCCCGTCCGCCTCCATAATCAACATCAGCAGCAGCCACTTCATTTGCTTTCGTGCCCCATCCAGATTGCGAACGCACCAGTGGCCGCGCCGACGATGGTTGAGACGAAAGCAGTCTGCTGCGTTGTGGCCTCGACGCCCAGCCCCATAAACCAGTCGCAGACGTTCCACGCCATCAGCGTAAACGCCAGCATCATAAAGCGCGGGATGATCTTGTACTCAAGCAGCGTCTTACTCATTGCGATTTTTCCTCGCCTGTTCCTCTGTGGTGCGGTTGTGCATATCCCACAAGATCACATCCACTCCCCGCTGATCATCATCGCGGCCATATCCTCGGCGCGCTTTCCGACTTGCGCCGCCCAGCGGCTGTCGAGCATCTGCGACGCAGCTTCGCCGTAATCACCCGCCTCAATCGCCGCCTGAGCCTTCTTGAAGCCGTCCCAGCGTGGCTTGCCTAGATTGAACAGCATCGACACGACAACGGCCTTGCGCGGCTCTGAGAGGCCAGCAAACCACGGGTACGTCTCTGCCTCTGCCTGACAGCGCTTCAGATCGTTCGCCAGCAGATAGTCGATCTCGTCATCGGACAGCCCGCCGCCCAGTTCCTTATCTATCAAACGCCCCACGCCGATGGTGAGATACCCGCGGCTGTCCTTGTAGGCGTGTGCCACCACGCCCTCGTGGTGCTTGATCATCTCAATCAGTTTATCCATTTCTCGTCTCCATAACGATTGCCACGGCGCGCTGCCAACTTTCCTCTTCGAGGTCAGGCCGGGCGTAAAACTCCGGGCTGCGCCGTTCCGATAACTTATTTATGCCACACGCCGCAGAAAAAAACACGCGCCGCTGATCAATGGCGACGCGGGCGAGGATATCATACACACGCTGATCGGGTCTGGTCTTCTTATCGCGGCCCGAACCAAGCTGGTGGTGGTAGGTTAATGCGCCGCGATCTCGCTGCTTCCGCAGCCGGGCGCTCTTGACTTGCACCCGCATGAAGTCGTTGTCGTGCCACGCGACCACATCGATCCCGTCCATCGGCGCATGCCCCGCCTTCCATCCAAGATCAAGGATTGCGGCGAGCGCTATGTACTCGCCTTGAAGCCCCGTCGTTGTGGCGGATGGCGGCACGTTACTGATTTTTGAGGAACGTCACAAAAAAGTAGAGAATGCCAGCACCGGCAATCAGGATCGCTGGCAGCACGGTCCACAGAATGATTGCGTCGCGCACTTTGGCACGCCGCTCCAGTTCGTCTTTCTGCATCTGACGCTGTCGTGCGATCTCAGCTTGCAGCCGTTCCCACGCGCCGGGCTTGCCGTACAGTTGAAAGATCGAACGCATCTCTTTACGCAGATTATCAAGTTCCTCTTTACGGAAAAACTCATCAATGCCTGATTGCTCTGCGCCGCTCATCTTGCTGAACAGGCTTTTCTTCTTCCGCGCCGCGCCGAAGTTCAGTTCCGCCTCAGCCTTCGCATAACGCGAGATCGGACCCGAAAGGGACGACAGGTCTTTGCCCGCCTTGATGGACCCACTGATGGCCCCAGCGGCGCTGCTGATCATGCTGAATGCTGAAATGGGATCGATCATTACCGCCTCGCTAACATAACGATGGCGACGACTATCAGCGCGGTCTGGATCACATCGATCATCGGCACCTGTATCACTTGTAAATCTCCTGCTCTGGGCCCACCTTCACTGGGAGGCACACCGCTGTCACGTCTTGACCTTGTGCGTGGAGCCGCTTTGCGAAGTAGACGCATCGGTCCACACTCTCGAAAAACATATCGTCGCTGACCTTCCTCTTGTCGTCATTGAGGCCGATCCATACCGTCAGGACAAAGGCGTGGACAATCTCCACATTATTCGCGCCCCGTCAGCCGCTTCACCGTCTGCGTTTCCCACAAGCGCACAAGGATATAAAGGCCGGTGATGACCGCGACGATATCCGGGGCCATCCCAAGCCAAGCAGCAGCGGTGCCTGTACCCGCCGCAACATCAAGTGCAATTTTCTGCTCTTCTGGCATATTTTAAAGCCTTATGCGTAGGGGCTGTCACCAAGAACGCTTGCGTCCCAAGCTGCCTTGAGCGCCGCAATCGTTGTCGCATTGTTGATGGCTGACGCAGCCGGTGCGTCACGCAGGGCTGCCTTCTTGGTAACGGACGCTGCCTTTGCGTCGGCGTCGTCAGCCTCAAGCGCCTTCATATACACAACATCTTCTGCATCAAGCAGCGGCGCACGCACCTCGCGGATTTTGTCCTTGAAGATTTCTTTCGCCTTCGTCATGTCCTCGGAAATAACAGAACCCGAAAGCGACCAAGCGCCACGAAAGTGGCGGTCTGATGGGACTGTGGCTGTGGACGCATCAATCTGATTACCGTCCTTGTCTACGATATATGTTGTTGTCATGATACGCTCCTACGCGGCAAGTTCATCAGTGGCTAGGTCTTCCGATATCTTCCAAGCATTGCGCCACTCTCGTGTGCCGGGAAGCTGTTCCTTGCGGCAGATAACCATCTTCGGCTTGTTGCCTTCATTCCAACTGCGCCATACAGACTGTGGGCAGTCCTTCATAATTAAATACTCAATCGCCTGTTCTTCCGTCATAGCTTCTACAGGCTTGGTGTTGTGCAGCAGGAAGCCACGAGTGTGCTTCTTGAAGTCGGGCTGTGCTTCGTCTTTGGCTAGTTCCCAGTACACTTCGACAGGTGGCAGAATACCGCCCTGTAGCGCACACGCCATCCAGTTAGGGTCAGGAACCAGTATCTTTGCACATTCATCTATGCTGTCCTCATAGACAACCCGATAGTCTGACTGCACACCCTCAAGGTTCTCTTTGGCCCAGCAGAGCCGATCCCAAAGGTGTGTGCCTTGAAAGTCAGGAGTTTCGGCGGCGAGTTCTGCTGCCTTACTCATGCGAGGTCTCCGTGATTACATGTGCAATTTTGCGTGGCATCTGCGTCGTTAAATGACGCATCTCTTGACCTACATTTTCCTTGTGTACTTGTAACTGCGCTATTTATCATCGCAACAGCAGCAGTAGACGTATAAGGCATAGACCAGTTTGCATTACTCATTGCGTTACTCATTGTGTAAGAAAATCTACCAGTTGCATCATCTGACACAGAACTTACATTATAGCTTCCATCTATGTTGTTAGAACTTTGATTATAATCTAGCCAAGCCTTCGCACTACCACCAAACACAACCGACGTAGCCACGCTGTTGTTCCCAGAGGCATCCTTCAGGGTGTTTACTCTCAGTTCACTGGCCATTATGCGAGGTCTCCGTGTGATGTGCTACTAACTCTGCGGTCAACACTCGAATTAGCTTCCTCTAATTTTACAGTGTAATTAGTAGTGTTGCGGCTATTGTTGTAGACGACAGCATTATTGTTTTGCGAACAGTTTCCATTTACGACTGCTTTGTTATCACTCATGCTGTTAGTATATGTATAGGTGTAGTCGCCTGTTCCATTGTCTGTAGTGCTGGCAATATTAAAACTGCCAATATCTTCAGCATTTGATTCTGCAATAATAAATGCTTTAGTCAGCCCCTGCTGCAAATTCGTTGTGGTCGAGTTGCCCTCGCCGGTCACCGCAATAGAGCCAGCCGTGGATACCCCTGTGATTGTATCGACTTTTAGTATGCTTGCCATTATGCGAGGTCTCCGTGAATTGTAACGTCTTGTGCTAGGTCATAAAAAATAAATACACCAGCCCCGTCTATGTAAGAACTTTGTAAGTCAACCGAAGATGTTGTTTTTAAGTTACACATCGCATAACGTGCATTGTTGCTTCCACTATGGTCATTACTAATTACATTAGTTGTGGTTGAAAAGTTGGCGTTTGTCATCGCATTGGATAGATTTACGCCCTTGTCGCCTGTTCCATCATCATCTAATGACGAAACTCCAAAACTATCATTAATTGTTGTTCCAGAATTGTTAAATGAACCCCACGCTTTCGCCGCACTCTGCTTCGTTAGCGCAACCGGACCACTTCCAGCCGCGTTGGCGATTGTGTCTACATTCAGGACGCTCATCTCACCACCTATACAAGAGAGAGGTTGCCGTTGACCGTCAGCGTAACGCCGCTGGCCACCGTCAGCGGCCCAGCCGCCAGACCGTTTGTGTTTGTCGCGACGGTCACGCTTGTGTCCAGCTGCGCCTCATGCACGCGAATGATGTCAGCCGTGCCGCCGCCGCTGTCACCCAAGAAAGAGCCGCCACCGCCAGCACCCCAAGATAACGTACCTGAGCCGTTTGTCAAAAGGGTCTGACCGTTTGACCCGTCGCCGTCCGGCAGGGTCAGGGTCGTTGTGGTTGTGACCGTGGATGGTGCCTGTATCTTGATCGACGCAGATGCGTCGTCGTCGTGCAGGTTCAGCACGTCGATGCCGTCAGTCCCGTCCGCAAAAGCGCCAAGCTGCTTGGTCAATTCTCGTATTGAGTTATTGACGGCGCTGGGGAGCATGCCCTCCGCAATGGAGATGCCGCCGATGTCGGTGTTGTTCCCGGCGGTGGTGCCGTCGTAGTCCGCGATTTTATCTTTCGACATTATGCGTTCTCCAGTGCGGTCAGTCGTGCCTCAAGGTCGGCACGTTGCGTCTCAAGTGTTTCAATCTTAGCAATGCTTTCCTTCAAGGCTCCGACGAGCAGAGGCACCAACTTAGATTGGTCGATGCCCTGCATGACAGCGTTGCCATCATCGTCCACCTCGTTGTGTGTACCGTGTACAGCCTCTGGCACAACAGTCTGTGCCTCGTGCGCCAAGAAACCGTCAACCGTGACGCTATCGTCTGCAATGAAGTTGAACCGCTTCGGCGCAAGCTGCTTCACACGAGCAATAGCACCGGTCATGTCGGCTACGTTTTCTTTGAGGCGGTGGTCTGAGGATGTGTTGTAGTTGGTAGATGAGCTGCTTGTCGTTATTGTGCCAACCTCACCATTTGGGTTGTAAAATGCAATGTGGGCCGATGCCACAGTGCTACTTCTAGACGAATAAATAATAGCAGCGGCAAATTGTTTACTGTTGGTTCCCTGACTGAAACCTGTTGCTGGAGCCTCAAAGTCGCCACCAGCAGTAAATCTAAACTTATCGGAAATTTTAATATTTCCGGAGCTTTCAATCCGCATACGTTCCGTGCCATCGGTTCCTATAACTATAGGGTTTGAGCCGATTGATGTTAGACCACCATTGCTTCCAAGAACATTAGCACCAAGCCAGACTTGATAAGCGTTAGATGTTTTTACAAGTCCA